GTTGGTTATATATTGGAGATGCAGAACTATCATTGAACGAGCAGATGATTACCGAAGGGTATGCTTGGGAATATGATGGTGGCACTAAGAAAAAAGACTTTGAAGAGCTCCGTGAGATTAGGAGACAATATGGAACACTCACCTGATCCTAGAAGAGATGAGTTTGATTTTGAATGGTGCCTGAGCGTTGAGGATGTTCGGGCACTTTATAATATCATATGTTACAGTATCGAAACATGGCCTGGTTCCCCAAAGCGTCCAGCAGAAGAACAAGAATACCTGAAACACGTTCGGACGCAGTTGTTTGCAATGCTTGCAGACTACTCCTTTACAGAACTAGACACAGACAGATAAAATCTTAATATTTATTTACACTATTTTTTCCTAGATACAGTATAATCATATTGTAGCTGAGTGTAACACATATGTTAGGTCTTTACCTCATAGTCGCTGTTGTCCTTTTACTTGTAGCATATGCTGGTGTAGATGAGACGATGCGATTATTTGCGTATCTAGATCTTCAGTTGCGCTTTGCTTGGATAAGGTTCAGAATGATGTTGATGCGTAGAAAATTAAAGCGTCAACTCGAAAAGAGCTTTTCTGAATACCACAATCTAAAGGAGACTAGCAACAATGACCGATGACCGAGAACTGTCTGATTTTAAATTAGACAGGAAAGAATGTCCCAAGTGTGGGGCTGTCTGGATGAATGGTCAGCATTATTGGGCAACTGGTGCTGTTGGAAACGAATTAGATCTTGCAGGATTAGTCTGCAACAACCTTGGAGATGCTACATGTATCAATCCAAAGAATGGTTTGGATGGGGGTGACAATTGGGAAAAACGTTTGGATGATGGTAAGAAGTTTGCAGACGAACACGATGCAGATTGGTGGAACAAATAAATACTAGTGGTGAACTAGTGTTTTATTGTGTCTAGTAATGATGTATATCTTGGCAACCCGAATCTAAAAAAAGCGGGTACACCAATACAATTCACGCAAGAGCAGATTAACGAGTGGATCAAGTGCAAGCAAGATCCAATCTATTTTGCAATGAATTATATTCAGATTATCTCTCTTGATGAAGGTTTAGTGCCGTTCAAGATGTATGATTTTCAGAAAGAAATTCTAAGAGACTTCCATGAGAATCGTTTCAACATTGCGAAACTACCTCGACAGACTGGTAAATCAACTACTGTTGTCGCCTATCTACTATACTATGCTATTTTTTACGATAGCGTTAATATTGGTATCCTTGCTAACAAGGCTTCCACCGCTAGGGAGTTACTAGGTAGGTTACAACTTGCTTACGAAAATCTACCTAAATGGATGCAGCATGGTATCCTTGTATGGAACAAAGGTAATGTGGAGTTAGAAAATGGCAGTAAGATATTGGCAGCTTCTACGTCTGCGAGTGCTGTCCGAGGCATGTCGTTTAACATTCTCTTCCTCGACGAATTCGCCTTCGTTCCAAACCATGTTGCGGAGCAATTCTTTGCCTCTGTTTATCCTACTATTACTTCTGGTAAATCAACGAAGGTAATTATTATCTCTACGCCCAATGGCATGAACCACTTCTATAAGATGTGGGAGGATGCTAGACGTGGCAAGAATGATTATGTCACTAATGAAGTCCATTGGTCACAAGTCCCTGGAAGGGATACCAAATGGAAAGAAGAAACAATTAAGAACACATCTCCAAGACAGTTCGCGCAGGAGTTTGAATGCGACTTCCTTGGATCTGCTGACACTTTGATTAGTCCAGCAAAACTACAAACTATTCCTTTCGCAGATCCAATTAAGAGCAATGCAGGACTTGACATCTATGAGAGAGTGCAAAAGGATCACGAATATATTATTACTGTGGACGTTGCCCGAGGTATCGGTGGCGACTACAGTGCTTTCCTCGTGTTTGATATCACCACGATGCCGTATAGGATCGTTGCGAAGTACAGAAATAATGAGATTAAACCTGTATTGTTTCCCTCAGTAATCTTTCAGGTTTGCAAAGAATACAACAATCCATATGTTCTGGTAGAGGTCAATGATATTGGCGATAGTATTGCTGCTACTCTTAACTACGATTTGGAATATCCTAATGTGCTTATGTGCGCTATGCGCGGCAGGGCAGGACAAGTCGTCGGACAAGGATTCTCAGGAACAAAGACACAACTAGGTGTGAAGATGAGTGTAACCGTGAAGAAGATTGGTTGCGCTAACCTCAAAGCAATTATTGAGGAAGACAAGTTGTTGTTTAATGACTTTCAGATCTTCCAAGAACTTACTACGTTTGTGCAGAAGAAGCAAGCGTGGGAAGCAGATGAAGGATATCATGATGACCTTGTGATGTGCATGGTATTATTTGCATGGTTAGTCATGCAAGAATACTTCAAAGAGATGACAGATCAAGATGTCAGAAGAAGAATCTATGACGAACAAAGAAATCAAATTGAACAAGATATGGCTCCTTTTGGGTTTATTGACGATGGTATGGGCGACGATACCTTTGTGGATGCCGATGGTTCCTTATGGGAATATGGAGACAAGCAAGAAGAAGTAGGTTATATGTGGAACTACTAATGGATATTGGAGATCAGTTTAGTCTTGAGCATTTACTTTTCAAAGAAAGAGTATGCAGATCTTGTGGTGAGAAAAAAGATTTGATCTCTGAATTCTATTTGACAAGAAAAACTAAAAAAGGTCATCCGTCAGCATATGCATATGAATGTAAAGATTGTACCGTCAAAAGAGTGATGGAGTCTAGAAAAAAGAGAGACCCATTTGCTGATTGGGGTTATCCAGATTGGTAGTTCATGCATTGCTCACCACCTCTGAAGCATTCAAAAATCTAAATAGATTTAGATAAATTTGATATCTAAGAGGTAAAAACATGGCAAGTCAAGTCTCGCCTGGTGTTGTTATTAGAGAAAGTGATTTATCCAATGCTGTAGTTGTAGGAGCACAGGCTGTTGTCGGTGCTATCGCTTCATCTTTCAGCACTGGACCTGTAGGCAAAATTACAAAAATTGGTTCTCAAAGAGAACTGATCGATACTTTCGGATCACCAGCTGAGGCAAATGCTGCTGACTGGTTGGTTGCTGCTGAGTTCCTCCGCTATGGTGGACAACTCGCAGTTGTTCGTGCTGCTACTGCAGTTCTAAACGCAACCGCATCTGGTTCTGGTGTTCTTATTGGTTCTAAGGAATCATTCGATTCTGGAGTAACTTCAGAGAAGTTTGCTGCTCGCTACGCTGGCGCTGCTGGAAACAACCTTCGTGTTGTTATCGTAGATAGAGGACCAGACTATCAAATCAGTTCAACTGGTCACGGTCTATCCGCTGGTGGTACATACACTGATGCAGCTTCAGTCGGACACGAAGTTTACGAAGTTATCGACGCAAATACATTCACAGTTATCCAAGGTTCTGCTGCTCCTACCCCTGCTGGTGGTGAGACCTCAACTGCATACTCCGCTTCTATGTGGAATGCAAGAACCATCGGTTCAACTGGTCTAACTTATAAGTCAATCGCTCCACGTCCTGGAACTTCAGCATATGCTTCTGAGAGACATCTCTCACATGACGAAGTACATGTTGCTGTTATCGACGAGAGCACAAATACCGTTGTTGAGAGAATGACTTATCTCTCAAAACTACTCGACGGCAAATCACCAGAAGGTGCTAACACCTACTGGAAGGATTATGTTAATGAGTATTCAGGATTCGTTTATGCTGGCGCTGCACTTGGTGCTGCTGAGCAAACAACTGCTGGTGAAGATTCAGGTGCTGAAGCTGCATCATACGGTGCTACTGCAGCCACACCACTAGCACTTGCAAGAATCCTACCTACCGCAGGTGGTGCGCTATCTGGTGGTACTGATGACTATGCATACACTGCTGGTGAGATTCAAGCAGCATACGATCTCTTCCTCGATACCGAAGAGACCGAAGTCGATTTCATCCTCATGGGTGGCGACGGTGCTAATGAAGCAGACACCATCTCTAAAGCACAAGCAGTTGCTGCTGTTGCTAATAGCAGAAAAGATTGTGTTGCATTCATCTCTCCTTGGACTGGCGCTCAAGTAGCAACCTCTGGTGGTTCTGCTCTAACCGCTGCACAGCAACTAGAAAATACCCTAGACTTCTTTGCTAACATTGGATCTTCTTCCTATGTTGTCCTAGACAGTGGTATCAAATACACCTATGACCGCTTCAACGATAAGTATCGTTATGTCGGTTGCAACGGTGATGTTGCTGGTCTCTGTGTATCAACTTCCGCAATCCTAGATGATTGGTTCTCACCTGCAGGCACCAACCGTGGTGGTCTTCAGAACGTTGTGAAGCTCGCTTTCAATCCTAACAAGGCAGCGAGAGATGATCTTTACACCAACAGAATCAATCCTATTGTTGCATTCCCTGGTTCTGGTCCTGTACTATTTGGAGACAAGACTGGTCTTGCTTCACCTAGCGCATTCGACCGCATCAATGTTCGCCGTCTCTTCCTCAACGTTGAGAAGAGAGCAAGAGGACTCGCTGAGTCTGTACTCTTTGAGCAAAACGATGCTGTAACTCGTTCCAACTTTGCTGCAGCAATTGGTGGATATCTTGCTGAAGTCCAAGCACGTAGAGGTCTAACTGACTATCTAGTTGTTTGTGATACTTCAAACAACACTCCTGAAGTTATCGACAGGAACGAATTCGTTGCCGAACTCTACCTCAAGCCCACCCGTTCAATTAACTTTGTAACGGTCACTGTGACTGCTACAAGAACTGGTGTTTCCTTTGAGGAAGTCATCGGTAGAGGTTGATCGATACTAGATAAAACATAACGAGGTAAACAACAATGGCAACGTCAAACGTAAGTCAATTTCTCCAGACTATTGGGCAGGGCGTCAAGCCCAATATGTTCCTGGTTGACATCAAATTCCCAAACAACTTGGGCGATGGATCAGACGCTCTAGGAACCGATCTTACAAATATTCTTTGTAAGTCTGCTGCACTCCCAGGTTCTAACCTAGGTGTTATCGAAGTTCCTTTCCGTGGTAGAACTGTTAAGATCGCTGGTGATCGCACCTTCGATACATGGTCTGCAACCTTCTTCAATGATAAGAACATGGAAATCCGTGGTCTCTTTGAAGAGTGGGCAAATCTACTTAACACTCATGAAGGCAACACTGCTCCCAGATTCCTACCTAACAATGGGGATGCTGGATACATGGCAAGTCTGTTCGTCACTCAACTTGAGAAAGACGACAAAGAAGGTGGTTCTGCAATCAGAACTTATGAACTACATCATTGCTTCCCAACTAACATTTCTCAAATTGATCTTGCTTACGACAGCAACGATCAGATTGAAGAATTCACAGTTGAGTGGCAGTATTCATACTTCACCGCATCTAAGACTAACCCAGGAACAGCAGCTTCTGAGTTTGTCAAGGGCACCGCTAGCGGCAGAACTGTAGTCTGATAAATAGTTGAACGCTCAACTATTGAATAGGTAATCATGAGTCAACTTTTTGGCTTCCAGATTAATCGCAAGGAGGGGCAGAGGGGACAATCCCCTGTCCCTCCTTCTGCTGATGAACCCATTGCCGTTGCGGCAGGTGGGTATTATGGAACGTATGTAGATACGGATAATCAAGCTCGCAATGAGTTTGAGATGATCCGTCGTTATCGTGACATGGCAATTCACCCTGAGGTGGATAGTGCTGTTGACGAAGTTGTGAATGAGTTCATCGTAAGTGATGCTTACGATTCTCCTGTTGAGGTTAATCTCGACAACCTACAGGTTGGTGCAGGAGTAAAGAAAAAAGTTCGTGATGAGTTTGAATATATCAAACGTCTGTTGAACTTTGACAATCGCGCACATGAGATTGTCAGAACTTGGTATATCGATGGTAGGTTATTCTACCACAAGGTTATCGATCTAGATAATCCAAAGAAAGGTATTACGGAACTTCGTTATATTGATCCAATGAAGATCAAGAAGGTCCGTCAAAAAATTGATAACTCCCCGAAAGACGCTCTAGCAAAAGCAGCAATCAAAGGCACTGCGCTTGAGTATGAATACGGTACGTTTATTGATTACTACTTATACAATCCAAAAGGATTCTACAAAGGTGGTGTCCTAGGACCAGTAGGTGATATGTCGCTCTCACAAGGCGTGAAGATGGCGACAGATTCTATTACCTTTGTGCCTTCAGGTCTGCAAGATCTTAACAAAAGAATGACTTTAGGTTTCCTGCATAAGGCAATCAAGTCTCTCAATCAACTAAGAATGATTGAAGATTCGCTTGTTATCTACAGACTATCACGCGCACCAGAGCGTAGAATTTTCTATATTGATGTTGGTAATCTACCTAAGGTAAAGGCAGAACAATACCTACGCGATGTTATGAGTCGCTATCGCAACAAGCTAGTGTATGACGCAAACACTGGTGAGATGCGCGATGACAAAAAGCATATGAGTATGCTAGAAGATTTTTGGTTGCCTCGTAGAGAGGGTGGTCGTGGTACTGAGATTACAACTCTACCTGGCGGACAGAATCTTGGCGAACTTAAGGACGTTGAGTATTTTAAAAAGAAACTCTATAACTCTCTCAATCTTCCTCCTTCTAGACTTACAGACGATAATAAAGGATTCAATCTCGGTAAAACCACTGAGGTCCTTAGAGACGAACTTAAGTTCACAAAGTTCATCGGAAGACTACGTAAGAGATTTAGCGAACTATTCCACGATATTCTCAAGACCCAACTCATCCTCAAGGGAGTAATCTCCCCAGAAGATTGGGATGATATGAAAGAGCATATCCAGTATGACTATCTCTTCGACAATCATTTCAACGAACTCAAAGAGATTGAGATGATGAACCAGAGAATGATGACTGTCACTCAGATGGATCCATTCGTTGGTAAGTATTTCTCTGTAGAGCATATCCGTCGCCACGTCCTTGGTCAAAAGGATGTCGAATTCAAGGAGATTGATAAACAAATGAAGAGCGAGATTGCATCTGGTCTTGCACTTGATCCTGCAGAAACTAATGCTATGGATCAAATG